AGCAATTCATTTTTACCTCCTTGTTCCTTAGTTAAAATACAATATTACCACCCCAGCCATTTCCAGCATAACCCGGATAATAGCTCTGACCTACATAAGGAGTAGCATTTGCAGCTACAAGATTCGGCCATACTACAGGCACTGTGTTAGGTTGTTTTGCTGCAATAGCATCAATCTTATCATCCAATGCATGCATAGCTGCATTAAATGCTTCAGTCTGCTTGTCATTGCTAATCTGACCACGCAGCTGTGTGATGATATCACCTTGTGTGTTGATTTTACTCTGCAATTCTCTCTTCTCAAGGTCACAGAACTTATCAACAATCAGAGCATTTTGATCTTTGATAGCACCAAGAATTGTATTGGTGTTATTAGAAGCTTGTGTTACTAACTCGTTGGTTTGTTTACATACGGCTAATTGGTCAGCACTCTCAATCTGTGCCATCTGGAGCTGTGTTGCAGCATAGTTAGCAGCAGCTTGAGACTGCAATGTATTAGTCTGTTCACAGATTGCCAATCTGTTGTTGCAGCAGCATTCACAAAGCTGATGACTTAAAGCAGCATTACCACTTGCAATAGCATTCTGTACCTGCAAACCTGACATACCTACTTGAGAACCTACCTGAGTAATTGCATTCTGCAGATTGAATATACCGGTCTTAACAGTTTCAACACTTGTATTTACAATTTGAGCCAATTGACCAAGATTGTCAAATCTTCCGGCTAAAATATCAGAAAGATATTGCATACCTGTATTACTGTTGATTTGAGCACTAAGGTCAGCAAAAGAGCCTCCATTGTTGCGGAAACCATTGTAACCTCCATTTTGCCATATCATCCAAAGGAAGAGTATCCATATCCAGTTGCCTCCATTCATGCCTCCATTCTGAAAAGCAAGCAGAAGATTGGGATCTATGCCTGAAGCAACTCCTCTGGCAGCATCGGGGAATACTAAAACCCCATTTCCATTTTCACTCATAATAATTTTTTCTTTTAATTAGATTTAACATTTAACTACTTATATGCCTTTGCAAAGACAATGCAAAATTATTATGACATAATGGGGATTCCTAATGAGCCTAAAAAATAAAACAACCCACTAACTATTAACAAGTTAATGGGTTGCAAAAGCGTATATTAAAGGATTTATTTCTTTTTCTGATAATCTATTTGTGCTTTACAGGCATTCAAAGTATCTTTATACCAGACAAGCTCCTTGAATCCCATTCTTTTCATACCTTTTGGGATTCTGCCTTCTCTTATATATTTTTCAAATTGACTTTTGGAAATGTTGAGATAGATAAGGGATTGTTCCTTGCTTAGAGGTTCATGTGCTATAAGCTTTAATACATCCATAGCTTCTTTTTCAGTAAGGTCACAATTTCCAGAGTCTATATTGTCAGCAACTTCCCTGAGATATTTAGCCGCAAGAGCTTTGAAATTAATCATAGTATTAGAAATTTAATGGTTATAAATAAATTCAACTGTTCCCCAAGTCTTTCATTTTAGTTGCACTTACCTTGTTAAGGCTACCATAGTAAGCAAGGCGAGCCGAGGAGTACGCGGACGAGGACGTCCAAGCGTCGGTCGAGTTCGCAGCCGCGAGGCCGCAACCCGACCCGTAGGTCGAGCCACCGCCAAACAGCCACAGATGTCCTTCCTCTGCGTAATAGAAGTTATCGCCATATCTTACACCGCTGAGGGATTGCTTAGGTATCATATAGACTCCCTGTCCCTGCTGGCTCTCGATGATGTTCATGCCTGTGACGGCACTTGTGGCACGTGTCAGCTTGACATGCTCCACATTGGTAAACGACTCAGCCGTAGGAGTGCCGGTAGGTAGCCAGTTGTTTCTCCAGCAATAGACATCAGTGCCTACAGAGCAGAGACCCTGTACCATTTCCCACTTCTGACCCCAAGGATTCTCGAAGCCTGCCACGTTGACACAATGGCAAGTGTTGCTGTTGGCATCCGTAGTTGCCACGTTTCCGTCATAGTCACCGAGACTGAGGACGATACCTGTCTTGATGTTCTTCTGACCGTCGAAGCCACCGCTGTTCTCCGTTCCGTCGAGACCGACACCCCAGATAGGTGTGTTGTCCTGTCCCTTGCAGTTCTGAGAGTCACGATAGGCATACTTGCTCATCATGTGGAACATCAGGTAATTTCTAAAGTCAAGATTTGCCAGTCCGTGATTCTTCGAGCGGAGTTGCGCACTTTCCCAGAAGGCACGTACCGTCTTAGTGCCGGCAGGTACCATACCGGGCAGTGAGCGCATCTTATTAGACACCAGCGAAGCCTTGAACTTAGCCACGACCTGCTGTTGAATGATGTAACCGCCTGGTAGCGGTACGAGAGAAAGCCATAATCGAGGGAAAGTGTTACCATTTTCTGTAACCATTTGCACTCGTCCATAAGTCAATGGTATTATTTTCATAAAGTCACAATGAGCAAAGTCAGAAACTATTGTGCCATCATCATTAAGAAGATAATCTCCCTCCTTAGTGTATCTATTATCATTGGGATTTAATTCACAATAATTACCATTTTCGTCCATAAGAATAGATACGCAGGATTTTTCCCACAAAGACCTCATGTGTATATTCCCTCCAATATCTACTCTTGTATCACCCAAAGAGGAAGCCTTGTTTATATCCATATAAAAGGCTTGACTAAACAGGTTCATGTTCTCAAATATGGAAGAATCCCACAGGTGAATATCATCTGCTTTTATGCCAATGTTTTCCCTTGCAATATTTTTCTTACTGTTCGTAAAATCTTGTACCTGTGTTGCTGATACATTATCAAACAGCTTCTGGCTTTCTTCTGTATAGGACAATTTATATTTAACTGTTATATCGCACGGTGTTGTGCTTGGTACAGTGTTGTCAGGGTCAGTGCTATTCGGAATTATCTGTTCAGTGCCATCTTTGTCTATCTTGTAAGACAAAGGCATTGCCATGTCGTTAAGTGTATAGTTTTCATAAAACAACAGCTCATACATCAAGACTTTATCTGCCAACGATGCCCTTATGTCAGCAATCAAAGCATCCCATTGTTCTTCATCATCAAACCTTGCATCTGTGGAAAAATCATCATCCATTATTTCCACATAACTTTTGCCTTGTAAGTTGTAGATATAGAAGTTGTTGAAAGAAGATGCGTTTATTCCAGAAGAAGCTGAATATTTCTTGTTAAATAGCCCATTCATCACAGATGCGGTAAAAGCCTTGCCATTCTTGGGCAATTCAAGGATGAAAGAATACACCGTATCTCCACTTTCTTCTTCAGGAGCATAGCCCTCGTAATTTAAGGTAATAGGCAATGTTGTCAAGTCATTGACTTGCATAAACTTCTTGATGGCTGTATTGCCTTGTATGGTATCTTGCACACCATTCATTCCTGCCATGCCATTAGGGAACACTATAACACTATCTCCACTGCCATTTAATTTGCCTGTCTGTGTATTGATGTTCAATGGCAAATTGCTCTCCCAATAAGGCTCATAAGTGCCGTTCTTGGATGGGTCGGAAATGTTGATGCAAGTGTTGCTACCACCACCACTGACGATTAAATAACCTGTGGATGACGGAGTAAATAGTCCACTACTGTCTGGTGTAATTGTAACACCATTAAGGCTCAATGAGGTATATGAACCTTGAATGTGGTACGCTACACCTTGCAATACATGTGCCTTGCTTGTAGAAGGGTTGTATTGGTTGAACCCGACAGTCTTCATGCTCTCTGCGTTGAAGTTCAAAAGGCTTCCTGTATTGTAAGGGTAGTAGCCATCGGGAAACATCGCTTCAAATTCCTCAATGGTTGAAGGCTCATTGCCTGCACCGAACATAAGGGTGAGGTCGAAAATGCAAATCTTGCACTTATATGCCATGGCAGATGAATCTGCGCCACACATGATGCCAAAACCGGGAGTAGTTTTTGATGTACGTGCTGTTACTAACTTTATAGAATCTCTATCAGCGTTTAATAATATATATGTATTGCTGCCATCTGTGATTCTGATGTCGCCTGTTAATGTGCCAGATATATATTTAACATAAAGGAGATACTTACGCCCTATTGTGATGTTCATAGTACCAATTAAATAGTCTCTCCACATTACTGAACTTGTTTGTGCAAAGTTGATAGTGAATACTCCGTCGGAATATGATATGGGATTAAATCCACTTTGGTTCAATCCGTTCACCAACTGATTCCATATCACGCTCTTCCCTCGAAGAGCAGTGAGTTGGGCAATGCCTGTGCCTATCTTTTCACTGCCCCCGCTTTTACGATAAACAAATTTTGCAACACATGTGTCAATACCCTTTAGGTTGGTTGCAACACCAACGCCCATTGTTTCATAATACCCATCCATTCGGGCATAATTCTCCAATATCTCCTGTATAGCCAATTCGTGTTGCGCGACAATGTTTCTCACCCTTTCATCTTTGATGTCATAAACAACACCTTTTACCCTTGCTTTACTAATATCTGACATATTTTCTCTAATTATATATATTATTATCAATCATTTGTACGCTTGCAAAATTAAGCAATTCTTCTTCATCTTCAACATTTGGTCTATCTTCTTGCGGATTGAAATACAATATTTCATCCTCTACATACGGATATTCTTCTTGTTCATAGCCAAAAGCAAGTGTTTCTCCTATAACGATAGGAGAATCTTCTATATGTGCCATAATCTTATATAAGCACTCACTACCATCTTCTTTTGTATGTACTAAAGAAACAATAGATACATTAAAACTTAACGCCCCATCGCTATCTTTTTTTATCGTTCCTATTGTCAATCCTCTGTAAATAATTATTGCATCCCAACCTCTTTGAAATTCTAATCTCCATTCATTTTCACTTGTAAAAGAATACGCATCACTTGTATAAACATCTTTATCTCCATTAGAAGATATTTCCTCATACGTTCCACCAAACAATTCAGGTAATTCAGATAAGTCAAAATTAACAAGTTCAAAGTTCATGGTGACGGGTTTCCCAGAATAAAAAATATCAAATGGAGAATCAAAAAATTGAGATTCTATTTCAGTGGCATCGGCTTCTTCTTGGTCAATAGACAACCCTTTTAATACACCCGTTAAAAGGTTATATTTGTTGCCACTGCCTACAGGTCTATATGCCAATAATGTTGGTTTTGTCGTTGTTTGTTTCATTTCTTTACAATGTTTCCAATGTTATTAACATAATATATGGCAGAACCTACAAACATATTCGCTTCCTCTACCCTCCTTTTCTTTAAGCCAAGCAAAGGTTTGCCGCCTGCATTTACCCAACGCACAATTTGGTCTGCGATTTCAATGTCACTCCTGTTTGCAACAATGTATTTCTTCAAGGTAGAGGAATTGAAATTGCCCACGCCAAGATTGAAAACAAAGCCGCATAAAGCGTCAAATTGGTTTTGTGAAAAGTTTATACACAAACCATTTAATTCTTTTTCTATCGGAACAATATCTTCTTTCAAAAATTGTTCTGCCTGTTGCTGTGTTATCGACATACCCATTTTGACATTCTTTGTATGCCCGTAACCTATTGTCGGGACACCTACGCTATCTCTATATGCGTATAATTTGCATCCTTCAAACTTCTTTATTAAATCAATGCCTTTTTGTGAAATCTTCATCAAATTCATTGTTCTTCTTTTTTGGATTTCTTCTTGTCTTTGTTTATAAGAGCCTCTACCCTGCGACCTTGCCTTGCAAGACCTTTTTGTATGTCAAGTATCTTATCTTCAAGTTCGCCTATACGCTTTCTTAATTCTTTATTTTCCTTGCGCAACTGTTCGTTTTCTTTGCGCAACTCATCCCTGTCTTTCCTTATAAATTCGCAAGTGTTCCGCCATTCTTCAATGGATTTGTGATATGCTTCTTGTTGCTTTATCCATCCCTCTGCTTCTGCCACGTTTGCTTCTCCGTTTGTTCTCTTTTTATATGCGTGATATGAAAACAACCACCCCGTGCCAAGCAATAACGATGCAAGCCCTAAAATAAATTCCATTACACCCATAATGATTTAACTATTAACTGTTACTTCTTCTAAAGTTATCTTTTCTTCATTATCTCGGATTTCATTGCTCCTATTTACTGCAATGTTGTGTGCTTTGTCTGCCGTTTGTTCAACGGTCGTGTCATTACGGCTAATCAAAGCACCTCGCTCTGCAATAACTCTCCTTGCTTCATCGGGTGCAGCATCTGGACATTTCTCCAACAATGTTTGAGTTGACAAATATGGTGCTTCCATTGTCAAGTTGGTTATCTTTGTGTTGTTTGTTTCCAAAGACCAAGGAATAATCTTTGCACCGACCTTTATGTTTGAATACTTGTTCACACCATTAGTTTCAAGGTCAAGCCCTGCTTGATGCAATTTTACCATATCATTCATAAACTTTTGCCAATCCAATGCGCTTTGTGTTGCCAATGCAAAATCATTTGACATAGCCAATGCTATACCATTTCCACCACTATTTGAAGTAGTTATGTCTTTTGGTGTTATAAATGATGTTGAACTAAACAAAGAAATCTTTTCTTCCAATGTTTTCAAATAACCATCCATTGTTTGTGGTTCAGGGAAATTAAGCGTCTTTGCATCTTGCTTTCCATTTGTGTTGTCACTTGAAAGGTTTATTATCAATGTTGAAGAATCACGCTTGAATGATGCTTCGTCCATTTCTCCGACAAGAACAAGAGCAAATGTGCCAAATCTTTTCAATGCGATAGCATGAATGTTTGTCATAAGTTCCCACATTTCAATGGAACTTTCAGCATATTCCCATGCCACTTTGCCCCTTTTGCTTAACAAAGGACAAAT